AATATTTCTATTTCTTCATTATATAAAGCACGAAATAAAAATTTTATAGAATCTTGTGTTCCTGACGATTTATAAAATTGTGATACTAGTTTTAAAAATAATCTTTTGTTGGAAACTATATCTTGAGGAAAATAAGGAGTTAGGTCTTCACGAAGTTTATTTAAATAATACTCATTAGACAAATCTATATCATTCGAGTATCGTATATTTTCCAACTCTTTGTGTACGCCACCGTTACTTCCAAAAAGATTTGAAGATTCCAGCCATTCATAATATTTCTTTATGAATGTTACGAACTTCGGATGCTCCGATTTTACAAAATCGGGAAGCTGATTTTCAACTATTTTTGATGTGAGAATATTTGTCATTCAATTTGTATCGTGTTTACAGTGATTGATGATGGATCATCAGAATCTAAAACTAACATTTTATTTCTTTTAGATTGAATTATATTGATTTTTGGCTTGATATTAATCATTAAATCACCAAAATCATTTGATACTGCTATAGGATTAAAATCATTTATAGTAATTTTTCCTAGAAAATAATCTATTTGTCCAATAACACCTTCATTTTCCCTGCTTCTAAGTATCGCTTTCGTGCTTTGTCCACTTATCGAATCTGTCTTAAAATAAAAAATTCTTATTTTTCCATATCTACCCTGTAGCACAGCAGTGCCTTTTGCTAAATTTCCTGTCGTGTCATCAGGATGATTAATTATTTGTATGGCAGCAGTTGTATATCCTATTCCAGGATCAGTGACTATGATAGCTTCAAGCTTGCCATTTGTAATATCCGCATAAGCTTTCGCTCCTGTTCCATCACCAATAATATTAACGGTAGGTGTTCTTGTATAACCATAGCCAGGATTATTGATTATGACAGACTCTAAACCTGTAAATGATGAGGGAATCTCTTCGAAGAAACATTCTCTTTGAACGCCATCTTCATCTATCATTGTAAATGATGGAGAAGAATAGAAGTTATCATTAGTTGAACCTCTATTTAACTCAAATCCAAAATCTAAAACATAACTATTGGATGTTGTTAAATCTGGTCTAAATTTTTTACCAACAAAAAGTTCGACCTCATTCGATATGATCGATGAATTAAATGAATCTATTAGTGTTTCTAAATTCGAATATTTGAAATATGAGTTGAATTGATTTAAATTCTGATTACAAAAATTAACTATGTTGGTTTTGATACCTTGTTTTATCTCAGACTCAGATAGAATTGTTTTAGCCTTATCATAAAAAACATTTGTTTGTATCTTCAAATAATTATAATCAACATTTATAATTTCAGGAGTCACGGTTAGAATGCTGATAGGCTTCAATATATTTTGTTTAATGAAGTCTTTTTCCGTATCAGTTAGTTCGAAACCTAATTTCGGTTTTGCTGAAACGAAGACTTTACCATAAATTGGAGGTTCGTTATCTTCTCCACCCCAAACATTTACCGCTTCCAGGGCTGGATAATTTTGCTGTATCAAGCGAATATAATCATTTTTAGTTACTGCTCTATTTTGTGAGAGTAAAGAGAGAGGTGCAGCACGTTTTATTTCATCCACAGTTTCTTTATCTGAACCACCTGATGCTACACTTACAGAATTCACGATGAGTGATGAATATGCTCCGATAGGAGAAGTTGATACAAAATTATTTGCTTTATTTGCTGAAGATCCGCTTGTAGACAAATAAGTCATTATAACAACGGATCCGTCAGGTATTTTTTTACTTAAAACATTATCACCAAATTGTATATTGTATGTTGATTCTTTAGTTTCGTTAAGATAAAAAACTTTAGACGATGAGGAGATGTTTAGTGCATTAACTGCAACAGTATATACTTCATAATTAGAACTTGAAGGAGTATCTCTGACCAAAACTGATAATTTAGATGTGTCTACATTAACATCAGGAACTTCGAAAATTTGATTTGGATTTGAAGAATAACTATTCTGAACAGAATACTGTATCAATTCACCCTCATATATGTCAACATTATTAAATACAAATTGACTATTAACTTTGGTTGCAGTATATGCATCCAATGTTACAAATTTATAAGCAACACCATCAAAACTCGATGATAAAAATTCATATCCTTTTGGTATAACCAAAGTTTCTGGTAAATTGTCGTTTGCTATTACGGTTATATTGACTCTTGCTCTAGCTGCTCTAGATGATCGAGGAGTATAACCTAATCTTTTTGCATGAGAAACTACAGACTCTCTTAGAGATGCGCTTTCTAAAAAACTCTCATTAGCAATAGCATTCAAGTAATAGGCATTATAATGTGTGTTATATGATAGAACATCGAGTAAGACCGATAGTCCTGATCCATCAAAATCATAATCCTGAAATTCACTTTGTTGCTTTAAAAAATTTTTTAGATTTGTTTTGATTGAATCGAAATCTAACTCTGTAACATTTAAACGATCTGCCATTTTACCTGTCTCGTTTTAAAGAAAATTGTATCGAAACTTGTTCTGAAGTGTTTAGCACAGTGAAATTCAAAGAAAGATCATAAGAATTATTTTCATAATTTGATTTTATAGTGATTGAATTAACAGAAACTCTGGGTTCAAAATTAGTTAAGGTTTGAATTATTTCCCTTTTCAGGGCAGATTCGGAAATAGGATCCATGTTTTCAAAAAGGATCCTTTTCACATTTGAACCTAAACTTGGTTGAAAAAGTCTTTCGTAATGAGATGTTTGTAATAAATTTCTTATTGAACCAATAACAGCATCTTCATCTAAGAGTTTATTTACATCCTTTCTTACCGGATGTGAAATGAAATTCAAATCCAAATCTTTATATTTTCTAACCGTATTTGTTGTTATCGTTGCCATCTTTTATTTATTAGTTATTTGCAGATAGTTTATCAATATAAGATTGTGTGCCCACTAAATTGCGTATCAAATAATCTTGAGTTCCACCAACATTCTCCAGTCGGTCAACTTTATCATAATCTTCTAAAAGTTTTAAACTTTGTCTATAAAAATTCCAATCATGCATTCTTCGAGTATACAAAAACGTGTTTGCTGAACTTAGACCAGTAAGTATCGTATTAGCTGCACTTGCAGTAATGTTGGAGACATTGGCTGAATATGGACCATTTTCACCAGATAATGTTTCTGTCCTTATTGTTCCTGTTAGTATGGTGATAAAACTGTTAATTGAATTCGAATTAGCAGATAATTCGGAATTGACAAATAAACTCGTCATACTTCCGAGAACAGGAGTCGCATTCAATATTCCATCAGTGCTGCTCAATATCATAACCAGTCCTTGACCAGTATTTATTGCTTTTTGATAATCGGGATAATCTTCTGCTTCTGTAGCATTTTCGACAACTAATGCTGTACTTGTTCCGACACCAGAAACGTTATTCGTATGACTACTGAATAGATTTATTTGCTCTTTTAGATTTGTTGAAAAAATCGTTAAATTTGCTGATGTGAATTGTGTATTATCAAAAGATGCAATAGAATTTGCTAAATTTATAAAAGTATTTACGGACTCTTTATATGCAGTTAATATTTGTATGACTGGATTTTTGTAGTAATTTGTCGCTAAAATATTTCCGTTTGCTAATTCTTCTTTTTGCCAAGTTTTCAGTGGCAAAGGATTCTCACTTAAAAAATCTTTTGTGCTGTCACTTAAATTTACAGCATCACCAAATTTTGATGTGTCAAAATTAAAACTTAAACGATTAAATACATTTGCACCAGACATTTTTCATCCTAAATCATATAGCGAAGTGGAAAAGAAGTTGGACCTTTGAATGCCATATGATTATGAGTATTGAATTGTACTCTCATCATAAACATTGATCCTATGGCATCTCTTATCATTGGAGCAGTGACCAAAACACCCGCTTTCACAGTCAGAGGAGTTGCCACAGGAAAACCGACAGATAGTCCGCCGGATTCCGAAACAAATCCTAAAGGACCAGCAGTAACTTGAGTTCCGCCATTGACCTTAGTTTTTGCTGTAATCATATCTCCAGATATTGATCCTTCAACTTGTAAATCTGAATCCACCATAACGTAATCCGCAGCCCTGAGATATAATGCTCCATTAGGAACAATACTATCTGGATTTCCAACGTTTATCGAAGTGTCATTTAAAGAGTTTATCGTGTGTTCACCAACAACAGTTCTAGTACAATTTCCTCGAACTTCTTGAATGTAATCACCATCAATTCTCTCATACTTACTACCTTTAACATGGACAATACTATCACCTTCAATCGTAATATTACAAACTCCTTTTATCGAAACATTATTCTTTCCTGCAATAATTTGATAATTATCTTTTATGACATTGGTTGTCATATCACCATCAGAATGCATCTCAAAATACGTTCCTATGCCATTCGTTCTAGCACCACCATGTTGCAGACGAATTCTTTCTCTATCTTGAGTGTCATCCATTTCAAACAAATGACCAGATTCAGTTTGTCTGGATTTATTAAAAGGATAAACTGGTGGCGTTTCTACACTAGCTTCCGATTCTCTTTGCAACCAAGAGTTATCAAATGATGGTTTTTCCATATTAAATCCTAAAAGATTTTACAGTATTACTAGATTGCCCAACTAGAGTTGCTGTTTCGGCAGCAGTGGCAGCGGTCGATGCTGCAACTGAAGCAGTCTGAACCGCAGCGGAAAATGTATTCTTTACTTCCTGAAAAACTTGCACAACATCTGTTCCGACTGATCCTCCACTAGCATCTTTAAATAATTCTGAAAATCCTATGGCTAATGATCGTTGCAATCTTGCCAGACAATCAGATAATAGAGCTAAAATTTTCGCAGGAAGCGAGAGAATCCATTTAATCAGTTCATTAACTTCTCTGATAAATTGTTGAACAATCGTTAATGCATCTGAAACTTCTCTGAAAAATTTTTGTACTTTTTTTAAAGCACGAATAACATTTTGTGCCAATTCTTTAAATCTTGCAGAAACACCTTCAGGAGAAAGACCTAGAGCATTCAGAATAGCCCTTATTCCATTACGAATGGCTTGCATTAACTCACTATATTTCAAACGAACCCACGCAGCAGCCCTTTTCATTTCTAATGATATGTCACAAACATGAACTATATTATTATTCGATTTATCAATCACAGATCCTTCTATGACTCCTCTTCCTGTTCCAGATAAACTAGGTTGACCCGGCACTCTAGTGGCATTCGAAGGATGTAATTTGCCATCATTAATCAACAGAGTCATTATTTGTGGAGTGCTTTTCCATCCATCAGGAATAGAATTAATTTTTCCATATACAAGAGGTCGTTGTTTTTCTGCATCCAAAAATGTACCCATCACAATATCACCCGGAATAAGATCGATGATAGTGGAAGTGTCCGTCAATGAATTAACTACTTCTGACCATGGCAAATCATTATCAGCAATGTTCATATAAGCGGGAATCCAACGAACTTTTATTTCGTTACGCTTCTCTGGTGATTGTCTATCGACAACAATTCCAAATATAGTTGGATATTGATTATTTAAATTAACCATTCGCCACCAATAAAGATGTTTGTTTTACTGAACTTTGATAAGTGTTATCGTGAATAGTGGAATCAGTAATTATTTCCATCACAGTTTCGTGTCTGTTAAATGATATGATATGTCGAGTAGCAGCAATCAAATATTTCCCACTTAAAGTCTCATCTAAATTGTCACCGTCATTAATTGTTTTTTCAGTTAATTTTGGAATCATCATATTCACTGTTTCACCAGAAGTTAAGATAAAATTTCCAGGCATAACAACTCTTAATCTGCGATTCATAAAATTTTGTATTAGTGCCCGACGCTCAATCATATAATTATATGTATCATCTTCTTCATTGATGGATACTGGATTATTCTTTTTGATATAGTCTAATTTACCAGACAATGCATCAGAAAAATGAACCACAAT